TCCAACACGTGTCTGGTTGCTGTGTTTGAATTCAAAGCAGCAAGTTTTTGAACGCCCACTAAAGTTTTGGCATCAGGCATTGACCCATCTCGAGCCTCGTTGATACCAGTCACATCTCGTATCATTGCAATATAATGGTTATACATACCTACTAAAGAAGATATTTTTGCGTTTGATCCTGATCCATTTAATTCTTGTACAGGTATCTTCGCATTATTAAACTCTCCTTCTTCTGTAAAACTTCTACCAACTACACTTCCTGTTTGGAAATACATATTCAAAGCTTCATTAGGATTGTACATAGCTCCATTTCCTAAATCAACACTTGCAATGCCATCTAAGTCTAGATAAACACCATCGGGAATCATTTTAGATATAACTTGCTGAAGTTTTAAATGTGTCAATTGTATCTGATCAGCAAAAGGAATCATTCTTTTAACTAAAGAATCTATCTGACCTCTATACATCTTTGGTGCACTAACAATATATGGTGGTAAAACTTTCTGAATTCCTGATTTTGGTCGAACCATATTCTTCATCAAATCCCACTTAAGTATTTGATTTGTACCCAAAACAAGAACTCCTTCATACCAAACATCAATTCGTTTTGATCTTTTTACAAATTTTGCTATTTCTGTTTTTGGAGGATTAAAATTTTCGTCTTTTTTAATAGCTCTCTTTCCTCCATTTTTGTTTTCTTTTACTTTATATACAATATTTTTATCTGTCTTGTAGCAAAAATATAACAATGTAGCTGTATTAGAATCAAAATTATCTGCTTCATATCCACCTCGAATACCTTGGTACGCATCAAATTTTGAGCTTAGCTTTGAAATTTCTTTTATTTCTTCTTGAGTCAAAGAAGAATCTATTTTTTTTAGCTCAGTAATATTTACATTTTTAACTTCACCAAAATAATAACAATCAGAAAAATTTGGATCTTCGGTGGGTGAATATACGATCTGTGTTGGATCAACGTATTTCACGTTAATTCCATCATGTGTGTTAAATGAATGTTTGACAGATGACAATCCGATAACTGTAGCATCTTCATCAACCTGTCTTTTTATCAACTCATAGTCATTTACATCTAAAATAGCTTGTAAAGCTTTTTCCTCAGCAACCTCAATCTTTTGTTTATAAGACAACTCCATATGTAATTCCAGCTCTTCATCTGAATCTGGAAGCTTACTTGGATCTGTTGAGAAAAGATTCTGACCACTTGATTCTTCAAGAAGTTCTAAAACTGGTTTAGCCAGCATATCTTTTTCAATAGTGTCTCTATAATTATTTTTTCTGGCTCTGGCAATATCATCTATAGCTTCAACCTTTATATCAAAAAGACGATTTGACATTCCATTAACCACAACATCGACAAACTTTGGGACAATCGGAACAGGAGTCCAATCTAAATTTAGATATGATGTATCACCGTTTATAGCTAATTCATTTTTATATTTTTGAACAGACTGCTCACCTCGAGCATACTGTCTAAGCTTATGAAAGTTATCTCTATTATTATAAAAACGAGCAGCTCCATTATCTTTTCTAAACCACTCCGACTCTATGGCTTTACCCACAGAGAGTCCATACTCCTTTGAACTTTTCACAGAATCAGTAGCTAGCTGATCGGGAAAGGAGATGTTGGCAACTTTAAAATCGTTTTTTAGCATATTGCTATTTTATAATTTCGCTATTCAGACCTGAATTGTTGTACTTTGCAAAGTTAACACTTATTTTGCTACGCTTTTTCTCAATCCTATTAATAAACCTTTGGTTTGCCATTATTGCTAATCCAGAGCTAATAGTGGCATCAAACTTGGTTCTATTGAATATATTATAGTTTGACCAATCTTTTAAAGTCCTCATAAAATACATTTTACCTACAGAACCTACATCTCTATAATTTCCAGTTGCATCCACTCCTACATTTCTTTCTATATACGCTTCAATAGATTCTGCGTGAACAGAAATAACTGGCTGTGAGGATGGTATGCCCCCTAGTTCTTTTTCAGACTTCGACAAATCATTTTTTGATTTATCTGGTCTATTCATTGCAAAAGCCCTATAGCCACGCTCTTTAAAATAATACAACAGTCTAGGTTTATTATTTTCAACTAATATAGGCATGCTGTAAAAATGACAAGCCATCAATACATCTTCGTAAAATAACTCTGCTGTCTGTGGTCTTGCTATATATTCCAAAAAAAACAACTCTGAAGGTGCGTTATCGAAATTCACCTTCGTTAATCCATGAAGCGCCCCCTTTGATCCGCTTCCCCCTACAACTCCAGAAATGTCATAGCTATCACAACCAAAAGAGCCAATATGAATATTAAGTGGATAAAACTTGTCATTATCTCTTCGTACATTATTTCTCAATTCTTTAGGAGGTATCCAAGTTACGTAAAATTTGCCATTTCTAGAAGGAGTCCAGATAACATTTGATCCTCTAACACCATTTTCCCAATGAAAGTCTCCTCTATCAACAAAACTATTGGCTCCGTTTGTATCGTTAAAATCTATTTGCTCATATATCTTTTGAAGATTAAAAAGGCTGTTTTTTGATTCGTCCCTAAAAGCATGGTTTTCTGATCTAGGAAACTGCCTATAAAACTCGTTTAGAGCGTCAGGATCATTCTTCAAAGAATCAACTTCATTTTCCCAATAATCCAAAACACCTTGATATATGTAATCTCCGTGTATATCTATCAAAGGATCTTCAGGTGTTCTAAAAACAGGATGCCCATATTTATCTAAAAACCCCTCCATATTCCATTCCATAGGAATAAATAAATTATATAGTCCAGTTTTAGTTTGGCCATTAGCATTTCTTTCTGTAGGATTTGAATCGTAAAATAATTTCTTAAAATTGGATCCTCCTTTATCAAGAGCGTTTGAGGTAGACCCCATCATACACTTACCTATAATCCTTCTCCCTAATCTAAGACAAGTTTTAGTGACGCGCCAACTGTTGAGGATATTATCGGGTCGCTCCCACTTTCCAGATTCATCATGCACGAGTAGCCTGAGTTTTTCACCGTCATAGGAATTGTCGCCTGTATTTTTCCAATCGATAGTTGTGTCAAGTCCTGCGAGCTCGTCTGTTTCTGTTTGTTCAATGTTTTTTCTGGTAAGCTTGGACGCTGGGACCCTGTATGCGAGCTCTGTCTTTGGCCTGTCCATTCCGTCTTGTATTGGCTTGAAAAAGAAGGGGTAGTTTGTTGATATTGGTACAACCTTATCTGTGAACATTTTTTTAGCATCAGCTCCAGATTTGGACAGTATCCCAAACCGTGCATCGGAAGTAATTGTTGCTTGAGCAACGGATTCAGATGAAGACATAAAGGAGAAGCCAGACCTTCTGTTTTTAAGATAGCACATTCCATAAGACCTATAGTCTGCTTTACACGCTTCCCAGTAAATATAGAATATTCTATTAGACTCTCTGAACTCTGGGAGCCCAACATCAATCTTGGTCCACTGCAAGTACATGTAGTGAGAGCCAGTAATATAAGTAGGAACACTGTTGTTTTTAAACCAAAAACCATTTTCTCTTCTTTCGAATTCATTTTCAATGTAATCAACCCATGTTTCTTTGAATGAAGATGGGTACTCATTCCACTGGAAAACGGTCTTAATTTTGAATAATTCTCTTGGATATTCTTCTGCTTCCCAATATTGTTCTTTCTTGTCATTACTCCTTGAATGAACCTTTTTCGGCTGCAAAGGTAATGCAATTTTTAATCCGTTGATGTTGATCACTTCACCTACTTTACCAGTCTTGGATATAACTACAACATCGTATTTAGCGTTATAACCATAAACCCAAGATGAAGATTTGTTTTTTATCTTCTTTTCATTTTCTGGTATAGTTCCTATAGAGGTAAAAAGCCTAAGACTTTCTTCCTCTAGATTCAGCGAAACTTTGGAAGCCTGTATTTTTCTTTTCTGTGTCACCACCTTCAAGCTTTTCTCTCTCAATTTGTATTCTGTTCAATATTTCAAAAGCATCAAAGATAGCAAGCTTTTTTGTTGCTGCTGCATTCTTCAATCTATCTGCTGCTAAATCAACCGAAGGGTCATCGGTAATAATTTCATCATGAGCAACTTTTATAAGCTCTTCTACAGCTTTTTCTCCTGCCTCTATTACTCGAAGTATAGTTTCTTTAGTTCCCATTACACTTAAAAGTGTATTCAACTTCATAGTCACCCCAAGTTGTTGTGGTTATCCAATGTATTTTCATTTTATTTAATTTTATTTGTTGCATCTAATAGCCCTCTTTCGTATTCTGTTTTTTTCTCTAACTCCATAAGTCTATTCTCGATTTTTTCCATAATCAAAACTTTTTCATCTAATCTTTCATGAACTAGATGTAGCTCATCTTTAAGTGCTGTAAATTCCGAGAATATAGAACCTGCTGCAAAAACAGCAGCTATGAACGATATAACTACAGATAAATTATTTTTTATAAACGTATCTGCCATTATTTATTTTTTTTTGCTGGTTTATTTCTTCCATTTCTCTGTGCTCTTGTGCAGTGACTATATTTGCCTCGTCTGTTAAGTGATTTTCCCATTTACGTAAACTCTACACAAATATCTTTTCTTCTCATCCGATATAGTTTTTCTCCATCTATTTCGAATTCATACTCACTGTCTTTGGTGTATCCTATTTCCAAACCATATTTTAAACCTTGATTAATTAAGTTTTCATTGGTATATTTTAAAGTTCCTTTGTGTAATTCGTATGCACCTAAGGACACCTCCATATTCTCCTCCCCCTTCGGAGAGACAAAACAATAATCATCAAAGCTAACCCAGTTATTATTTTTCTTAACAAGATAAATTTTATTAGATGGAACAAGATACAAATTATCTTTGAAATACTCGTTGCTCTTTCTTTCATTACCTTTCATATCATAGTATGAACGAAAAACATTATGATGTAAAACAACTTGATCGCCTTCTTTTAAATCTCCAATATAAGATAGTGGGGTTTTTTTTATTATTCCAAATCTATTGACATCTTTTGCATTTTCAATTGATGAGGTGATAATAACTCCTCCTTTCTCTCTGTTGTATTCTTGATTATTTTTTGGGCTAATTAAAAATGCACGTGTTGGTCTAAAAGTTAACATTATATTCAATTGTTATTGGAGTATTTATACTAAAAAATTTCCATTTTTTGACTTCTTTATTCTTTTGAATCCATAAGTGATACCCTTCTTCATCTTGAGAGACAGCATGTATTTTCCATCTGCCACCCATAACCTCTTGCTCAACTACATAATGCATTGCGTTCTTATAATCGGCACCAACTGATATTTTTCTTATGTAGTTCATTACGTTTTATTTTATTGCTAAATAGATGTAATCTACATCATAAGAGTTGTGCCAAGTTCCTGTACTATTTACAGTAAATTTATTAGTTCCTAAAACAAAAGCAGTTGCTGAAGCATCTTCTGCATCACTGAAATTAGCATATAATTCTTTAGAACCTCTTTGTGAATCTATTAAAATCCATCCTGTTGCACCTACTCCTTTGACTAATAAGAATCTTGGACTAAAACTTAAAGAAACTTCAAGACCTGAAACCCCTGTGCCTGTATACTTCCCAACTTTCTGATAACCTGAAATTGATGTGAAGCAATATGCGACCATTGTAGTATTATTTACATTTACTCCATAAATATCATTCCCTAAACCAATAACAGTAGAAGAGAAAGCTGCATCCCTAAAATAGTCTCCTACTCCATTTTGCTCTGCATCTGAAGTATTTAAATACAAGTGATGATTAGTGGATAAGTCTTTATGGTAAGTAGTCCAATTATTATAAGTAGCAAGGTTTGCTCTTCCTTTTGTGATTACGAGTTCAG